CCGGAGGAAGGCCGGTGGTATTTTTGAAGCCCACTACAACTGCATAGCTGGTATCGGCAAAAAACGTAGTGAAGTTGATACCAAAATCTCCCGGACCAAAATCCGTAATACTGCTCACGTTGTAGCTCGCACGGATCGCCACGGTGCCGGTTCCGTTGAAGTTCACCCAGGCTTTGCAAAGGCCGCTTTGTTCTCCACTGCCCATCTTGTCGATGGTGACAGCGCTAGACGCCAGCTTGGCGTTCGTAACAGCAGCTGTTGCCAGATCAGCCTCGTTAACGCAGCCGTTCTCAAGGCCGCCGACGCTGATGCCACTAATTGTTCCTGAACCGTTGATTGAGATAGGCATGAGTTACACCACCACCCAGGTAGAGCCAGAAGGAACCGTGACTACGACACCTGTGCCGATAGTAACGGGCCCAGCTGAAACCGCATTGCGGCCAGCAGTGATCGTGTAGTTCTGCGTGATCTGCTGGTCGTTCTCCATGAAGACGCGATCAGCGCCACCACCAGTTGCACCACCACCGAGAGATCCCCAGCCCGCACCAGAGAATCCTTCGTACCCACCCAGCGAAGAGTTGTACCGGACCATCCCGAGGGAACCAGTTGGTCGCTGGCCTGTCGTGCCAACTGGCAGCACAGTCGCCGACGTGGTGCCAAAGGTGACGTCACCAGTGAAGGTGCCGCCTGTCTTGGGCATGGCAGCGTTGGCCAGGTCCCATGCCGTCTTAACGCTGTTAGGCGTAGCGGCGGTGGTAGTGCTGGTTGAGCTGGTGCTATCTGTCAGCTGGACAGCGCCAACAGTACTGGTAGTTGCGGCCTCAATCTTGGTGCCAGCAATCGCGGCACTGGCGCTGATGTCACCATTGACGATGGTGCCATTGGCAATCTTGTCTGTCGTTACTGCATTGCTGGCCAGCTTGTCGTTGCTGACGACGCCGCTGTCAATGGTCCAACTGCTGCCAGAGCCGCCAACAATGATGTCACCTTTGTCCCCGTCGCCGACTCCACTTGCGACGATGGCGTCTGCGTAAGCCTTGGTGGCCGCATCGCCAGATGCAGTGGGCGCACCAAGGTTGGTGATCTTGTTGCCACCCATAGCCAACGGGCCACTCATCGTGTCGCCAGCCTTTGCGACCTTCAGTGCGTCGTTGGTGTCGACGTAGTTCTTGGTAGCCGCGTCCTGCGCGGACGTTGGCTCGCCAACGCCAGTGACCTTGTTCGTCCCCATGGCCAACGGGCCACTCATGGTGTCGCCAGCCTTGGCAACCTTGAGGGCATCGCCGGTGTCGACGTAACCCTTGGTCGCTGCATCAGTCGACGTGGTCGGGGTGCCCAGGCCCGTGACCTTGTTATTGCCCATGGCCAGGGCTCCAGTCATGGAGTCGCCTGCCTTAGATACCTTCAGCGCATCCTGAACGTCGACGTAGTTCTTGGTGGCTGCATCCTGCGGCTGAGTGGGATCGGCGACGCTGGTGATACGACGCCCGCCTGCACTGATCAGACCAGTGGCCGGGTCGACAAAGACGCCAGCCTTCTGGTTGTCATCCAGCTCCTGCTCCAGGTACAGGTGCTGCAGGTTGCTGGCATCCAGGTCGGCCGCGACCAGCGTTGACCCATCCGTGAAATCAACCAGCAACGAAGCGGCCGGCGTGATGCGACGCACCTCCACTCGAAGGCCTGCACCTGGCGCAGGAGTGACCTGCACCGTGGTGTCGTTGACGTAGGTGTAGGCCGTGTCGACGTAGTTGACGTAGACCTTGACGTGCTCCTTGCGGATGTACGGAAAGCCAATGGCGAACTGAGTCGTTGACCCGTTACCCGTGTAGACGTTGTAGGAGTAGGCCATCAGCGGAAGCTCTCAACAAAGGGGCGGACGCCAAGGGCGGCATCGACCTGGTTGCGGATGCGAGTCGACTCGATTTCCTCGACCATCCTCGCAAGGCCAGGCTCAGTGGCAAGAAACTCTTTCATGATGAATGGCTTGTAGTAGTTGATCTCTCGGTTGACCTGAACGGCCCTGGCACTTTCGGTGGCCCGGCTGGGTTCGGGGACGGGCAGCTCCCAGTAGGGCGAACCAGGTGCAAACAACGCGGTCAGGGATCCGTGCATCGTGGCCTGACGACCGGGCGGGATGTACTGGCTGGTGATCGTGGCCAGCTTGTTGAGCTGCTCGTATGACAGCTTGAAGTTGGGCACCTTGAACTCATTGGCGCTCCAGACCAGGAACGACGTGCCGCGGCCCGACAACTTGGCCAGTTCGTTGTCAACAGGGTCCGTCGACCCCATGCGGGTGGGACTGATGGCCGTGGGGCTGAAGCCCTGCACCAGGCCTTTGAGCCAAGGCTGATCGGGTGGGATGAACTGCGTGCCCCAGACCTGGTCGACCGTGATCGGCATCCCGGTCAGCGGGTGCAGTCGTGGTTCCAGTTGAGACGACAGGCCAGGGATCTGATTGGCGTATCGCTGGGCCAGCTCATGGAAGAAGCCGAAGCCCATCGGCAGGCTGGACTGCTGGATCACGCGTTCAAAGGGATCAGCGCCCTTCCTGACGTTGCGGAAGATGGCAGGCAGGAAGCCGGACAGCCGCTGCTGGATCATTGCCGAGAACGGATTGATCTTGTTCTGCTCAGGGACGAAGCTCTTATCGACAGCGTCGGTGACAGCGCCGAAGATCTCGCCGATGCCGGAGTACATGTCCTTGGTGAACTGGCTGACGCCAACCACCCGGACAGCTTCTGCTGCCGTCAGTGCCAAGCTGCCGGCCAGTGCCTCCCGGTCCTCGACGGGCATGGAGTTGGCCAGACTCATGTAGGTGCCCACTGCCGCGAAGATGTTGCTGACGGTGTCGAACGCTTGCAGGTCCCACCAGCGGCTGAACTCACCAGTGGCTGGGTTCTTGAAGCGGATCGAGAAGGGCTGGACCCCCTCGTTGCGCATCTTCTCCCGGACCCTGCTGTTGTACGAACCGACGCCTGACAGCTCGACGTAGCCGCTGGTCGCCATCATCACGGCAGCAGTCACGGTCATGTAGCCAATGGCGATCTCGCCCATCGCCCGCTCACGGGTGAAGACGTCCTCGCTATTGATGTCACGCCAGAAGGTGTCGACAAAGGGAGCAGCAAAACCGCTGGCCCGCATGGCTGCCTTGACGATGTTGGTCGGGCCACGGTTGAAGGCTTGGATCATGCCCAGTACAGGCACCCTGGACACAGCGTCCTGATACAGCTTGGGCGCAAGGCTGACCGTCTTGGCCATGCCCATGCCTGCCTTGGTCCACTTGTCTGGCTCGCCATTCATCCACTCGATGGCCTTGGCGTTGATCTGGGCGACGTCGGTCACGCCTTCCTGCTTGGCCTTCCGCACGCCGTACTCGTAGGTGCGGGGCTGGAAGTTGACGTCCAGGTCATCGGTGAAGTTGATCCAGTCCATGGCCGTCTTGGCATGGATACCAGTCAGCGCACCATCCTTGATGGCCTTGCCGTTGATGATCACGTCCCGCCACGACGCCTCGATCTGTTCGTCCACGACCTTGGACGCCTCGTTCCATGCAGCATCGCCGGTCATGCCGCGGCCTTCTGCCTTCTCCAGTTCGATGTCCATCCGTCGCGCCCACTCTGTGCTGGGCCCAACAATGGAAGCGAAGAAGGTGTCGAGCGAGCCGGACACCCGGCCAGACACGTTGAGTGCCCGCCAGATGAAGCGGGTGGCAATGGCTTCCATGCCCTTGGTCTCTGGGTTCAGATACCAGGGGTTGTCCATGGTGTTGCGAACATCATGGGTTTCGGCGAACTCGCTGCCGTCCAGGCGCAGCTGCTCCACCTCGTCCAGCCCCCTCTGCGCCAACTCCATCGAGCTGGCGCCCAGGTTGCCGAGGTTCTCTCCAACCTTGAAGGACTCGCCGACCAGGCGCCAAGCATTGGACAGGTTGCTGGCGTACTTCATGTACATCTGCATGTCCAAGCCAGCGCGACGCAGTGACTGGTATGCAGCCTTGTGGTTGCCGCTGGTGGCCTGGACGCCTGCATTGGCCAGTGCCGGAATGGCCTGCGCCAGGGGCAGTGTCGCGGCACGGTAGGCAGAGCCGCCGAGCATCTTGAGCCAGGTCTTGGGCGACCACAGCAGTGCTGCCCGATAGGCCTGCAGGATCATCTCCTGGTTCATACGGCCTGCGTCGACGCCACGCACGGTCGATGCAAACTTGGCGGCAAAGCCAGGCGACTGTCGGCCAGAAATCACGGCCTCGACCGCGACCCGGGTCATGCCTTCCGACTCTGGCGTCAGGTTGCCAGCCTCAATGTCGGCCCTGATCTCTGGGTCGATCTTCTCCAGCAGGGTGTTGGCCGGATCCGCCAGCTCGGTGGCGACGGTCTCGTCGACAGTCTCAGGGGGCAGGGGCACATCAGGCTGCACAGCAGCGTCGCTCCCGACGATGCGGTTGGCGGTGTTGGCGTCGTAGATGACGACCTCCGACATGGATCCACCTGCTGCACCTTTCTGCTCGAACATGGGGTTAAAGCGGATGCCGTCGTACCCCTGGCTGATTGCCCATTCACGCAGCATTGCGCCTTGCCGCTGGGTCAGGAACCGTTCGCCATCAAAGACTTCGGCGGGCCGGCCGATCCCGATCTCTTTGAGGAAATCGTTGACCCTCTTGTCCATGGCCACCAGGTCAAGGATGCGCACGTCACGAGGTGTGTCGCCATACAGGGCGGTGTCGCCATAGACGCCTGCGTAGCCCTCGTTTTCGGTGAAGTAGACGCCACGCCCGAGCAGGTCGCTACCAGGGCCCGACTCCTTGAAGCCGTTGTCGAGGATGGATTCCGCCGACTCCCTGGTGGTCCCGTGGTGCAGGACAGTGCCGGTCGGCAGCTCCAGCATCGTTGGGTCGTAGTTATGTCGAATCTGCATAACGCGCAGACGTTGGCCATCCTTCCGACTGGCCGTCATCAATGCGTTGTCCAGCTTGGTCTGATCCTCCAGGCCAGCCCATAGCCGTTGCATTGCCTCGGCCCGGTCGGCCTCGTCGACCGACTGCTGCCACTGCAACGCAGTCATGGCATTGCCAGCAGCGAGGTGGTCGCGGTGGATCACTGTTGCCGCCAAGGCGATCAGGTCTTCCTGGCTGCGGACGTCGCCACGACGAGCTGCCTCCAGCCGGTCAACGGTCAGTCCAACCTCCATGTTGCTGCGACGCAGCTGGTCGATGGCCGCGTTGATGACGACCTTGTCGCTGAAGCTGCGGATGCCCGTTGCCTGAGCACGGCTGCGAAGCATCTCGCCCAGGGCCCTGTTGCCAGCAATCAACTCGGCCGGCGCATTGGAGATGTAGGACTTGCTGCCAGATGGGCTGGACAGACGACGGACGTCGCTCTGCTGCATCTGGGTCAGTTCTTCCAGGGTCATCTCCCCGTTCTCCAGGGCGCCCATGTTCTGCTCCACCCGGCGAGCAAACTCTTCGGGGTCAGGTGGATCAATGGCGAACTGCACCTCTGGCTGGCCGGTAGCGCCAAGGACAGGGCCACGCCCAGCAATCTCGCCAGCAGCTGCACGCTCGAAGACATCGTCCCAGGTCTGGAAGCCAGCGCCCTTGATGGCGTTGACGACCTGGTCCAGCATCTTCTTGATCTTCTCGAAGCCCTTGACCGGCGCAGGGCCAAGGCCACGGGCGTAGCCAGAGAAGGCTTCGGCCGTTGCTTCCTTCAGGCTGATCGTTCCATCCAGGAACTTGGTGCGAGAAGCAGGGCTGGACTTGGCGGCCAATGCGCGGATCTTGTCCTCGCCAAGGGCCAGGGCCTTTTGTTCCTGCTCCGTCAGGAACCAACGCTGCAGGCGGTGGAACGATTCGTGGAAGGTGGATGCAATCTGGCGAGCAAACGAGACGGGCCTGTCGTAAGACACCATCGCAATGGTGATCAGGTCCTCGGCCATGGTCCGCCCACCTCGGAACATGGCGCGTGGGCTGGCGGGGGTACCAACAGGAACGCCATAGGCCGCGGCCTGCGACGGCCCATACACCTCATTGATGCGCTCAACCAACTGCAGGTTGGTGTCACCACCTGCCACCTTGCGGGCAATGGACTCCAGGTACCGCTGCTGTTCAACGGGGATCTTGACCTGGCCGGTGTAGCCCTCGCCGACCGTGCCACCTGCGGTTTCGACAGATGCCCATCCGCGCAGGTTTGGCAGTTCAGCCGCGAACTGGCTTCCCCCAAAGCCCATGTCGCGCACCTGCAGGGTGCCGGGCTGGCTGGTCCGGGCCATGTCCTTGATGGATGGCTTGACCACCTGGGCCCCGTACTGGGCGACGTCGTCCGGACTCAGGCCGCTCTGCTCCAGCCAGTCCCTGTACTTCTGGTGCGCCTTGCTCTTCTTGCCAGTGACGTCGCCCGCAAGGATGAACGCAACCTTGTCGATGTCGGTCGCGAACTGAAGCTCAAAGCCTTTCTGGCCGTACTTATAGCGAGGCTTGGCCCCAGCCAGCTCGGGTGGCAACGCATAGGTGCGGCGAGCGGCAGCCATCTCCTCTGCTGTCGGAGGAGTGATGCCACGCTTGCCTAGCCATTCCCGCATCTGGCCAGCCAGTTCGGTATTGCCAGCCGCTTCTGCTGCCTCGAGACGACGCAGCATGTCGGAGATCTCGCGGTTCTGTCGCTCGACCCGCTCCTTCTCCTGCTTGCTGGCCAGGGTCACCTTCTCGCCAATGGGAGTTGGGTTGCCCTCGGGCTCCGGCATTTCCAGCGTGGGCTGCTCGACAGCAGCAGGTGCTTCGGCAGGTGCTTCGGCAGGTGCTTCTGCCTGCTTGGCGGCAGGTGCAGCAGGCACCTCCAGTGGCAGCCTGGGCCCTTGGATCTCTTCTGCAATCGCATCACGCAGGCGTTGCAGGTTGGCTTGCACCAGTTGGTTGGCCGCTGCAGCGGCGCCCTTGCCCTCAGGCACGGCAGCCGCCAATTCATTCAGGATGTCCCGGACTGCGCCCTCATACCCGGCTACCCGGTTGAACGTGGCGACGGCGTCGGCTGCTGCCTTCCTGGCAGCCATGCTGCCTTCCACATTGATGACGTTGCCAGCACCCTCCAGGTATTGGGTGTTCCGGGCCCGGGATGCCGCTGTCAACGCACGCACCTCTTCGCCCAGCAGGCGGAAGGCAGCAGTGCGGACCTCAATCAGCTGCATCACATTGGTCTGCTTGTTCCACTCCTCCATGCCGGGAAGCGTGGGACCACTGGTTTCGTTGATGCGGGTGTCTGCGTGCTGCGCCTCCTGCATCGCCTGGGCGATCTTGTCGGCACTCCAGTTGCCCTTGATCGCCTGCTTGGCCACCTCACTGACGACTGCCTCGTCGGCGACGACGCTGCCCAGCGCAACGCCCTTATTGATTGGCAGTTCGCCAGCAACGGTCTTGTCGAATAGCCATTGCGGCAGACGAGACAGGGCCAGGCCTTCGCCAGCCTTCTGCCCGCTGATGCTGATGCGCTGCTGACGCAGGTCGTCGGGCCCCATGCCCGTGTCACGGAAGATCTTGGCTGCGTCGATGGACGTGCCCTTGTCGTCGGCGATGTTCTGCAGGGCGCCAATGGTCCGGGCTTCCTTGGCCGTCGGCACGTCCAGCATCTGGACATTGACGACAGGTGCCCCAGCTCGCTTGGCCAGCTCCAGTCGGTTGTGGCCGTTCACCACATAGATGCGACCAGCAGGGCCCAGCTCGCCGTTGACGTCACGCCATGCACTGACGACGCCAGCCAGTTGGTACGAGAAGGCTTCCTCGTCGACCAGTGAGCCGCTGCGGCCTGTCTTGCTGAGCCGGCCCTCCTCTTTGTACTGAAGGACCTGGGGCGCGGTGAACATCTCGGCGGTCGGCACCGCCATCACCTGGGTGTAGCCAGGCTGCTGCATCCCGGGCAGCTCACCTTCCTGCAGGGTGGGCGCTGTTGGTGCAGTCCAGGTCTCGCGGGCCACCTCTGCCTGCAGTCCCTTGGTGCTCAGGTCCAGCTCGTCGACGGCCTGGGCGTACTTCGCCATGGCCGACCCTTCGCCCCATGGGTCAGGGATGGAGGTGGCGCCAGGAATGGCCTCGATGTCGACAGTCCGCTCTGATGCAGGGGGCGGTTCGACCTGGACCAGCTCTTGCTTGGGGGCAGGGGCAGCAGGAGCAGCAGGGGCCTGAGGCTCGCCACGGCGAACGCCGCCGCCCAGTTCAAAGACGTCCAGTGGTTGCTGGATCTCGACGCCTGTCGTCTCCCACATCCGGGGAGTGCGTCCAGCTAGGGCCTCTTGTGCCTGCTGCGCAGCACCACCCTTTTGCCGACCAGTGACCCTGGTCGTGGGAGGAGTGACGCCTGGGGGGAGCGCCGGCTTGTTGGGCTCAATGACAGCCTGCGGTGCCACGGCAGCAGTAGGCGGTGGCGTGGGCGCCGTCGATGCCTTGGCAACCTGCTCGGCCTGGGCCACCTGAATCATGCGATCCAGCACCTCGGCCACCTTTGCCTTGGTTGCACCGGCCAGGGCGCCAAGGCCCCGGAATCCAGTACCGATGGCCCCGCCCAGCGGTACCGACCACACCAGGTCGTTCAGTGCAGCCTTTGTCCGCTGCTGCTGGACGGTGTCATTGGGGTCGGAACGCAGCGCATCAATGACCACCCCCTCAAATGGAGTGCCCTTTGTTGCCTTGTAGAGCTTGTCGGTGAGGCTTTCCTCTCCACGCTTCTCCCAGAAATAGGTGGCGACGGCACTGGGGACTGCACCTTCGACAGCTTCCTGGGCGAACCGGCCAGCCACGCGGCCAGGCAGACCTGTCGCTTTGATCTTGGTGACGGCCTCTTCGGCACCCTGCACTAGGCGGCTGATGCCAGGGGTCTTGCTGATGCCCTGGGTCATCGGGGAGATGGCGCCCTTGGTGCCCAGAAAAACGGGAATGAACGACAGGATGTCGCCCGTCGTCCGCTCAATGTCATTGGCAGGCTTGATGGTGACTGGCACCTGCTTCTCTGCAGCCAGCATCCGCCGCTGTTCCGCTGCAGCCTGCTTGCCATCAGGCGTAAAGAACTGTCCCGACAGGATTTCCTGCGTAGTGGGCAGAGTTGCTGCTGTCTGGGCGCCTGCCTGCAGTACCCGCTGACCTGCATAGCCAAGGGTTCGACCAGCAGAAAGCACCGGTTCTGCCACTGGGGCTGGCAGTCCTGCCCTTACGCCACGCTCCCAAGCCGCACCAAAGTCCTGGCCACGCATTGCGGCCTGCACGCCTGACACCAAGCCACCAACGACGCCACCAAATTGCGGCGGAGCCTTCTGCTGTGGTTGAGGCTGGGGCTTGCGCTCTGTCGGCTGCTGCCCCATGCCCTTGGCTGGTACATAGACCAGGCGCTCGCGGCCAGTTTCCGGGTCTTTAATCAGCTCAACAGGCATGGGTCAGAACCGCTGCACGTCTTCTTTGTGAACATCATCGGGCCAGACGGCACTTGCCGCCATCGATCAGCGCAGATACCTCCTTGCTTCACGTTGGACTTTGTCGCTCTGCGCCTGACTGCCAGTTGGGAGGGACGGCCAGGTGTTTCGCAGCAGTCGGTCGGCAGTGTTGTAGTCACCCCTTCTGATGGCATCTGCCGCACGCTTGTTGTATCGCTGAATCCAAGCCCATGACGCCCTGGCCGCTTCCCCGTAGTTGCTCGACCGCGGTGAAATACCACCAGCAGCGGCCGTCGCTTCTGCGTTGAAGGCATTAAAGGCTTGGAAGTAGCCACGTCCTTCAGAGCCTTCCGAGTTCGGGATGTTGCGAATCCTGGTTTCCAAGTAAGAGAGTCGCTTCATGTAACCGTCGACCCTTTGCTGTGGCGTGACAGCTGCTCGCGCAGGCGGCCTAGTCGCAGCGGCTGCTGACGGGGTCAGCAGTGAGCCCATCGCAGCAAGCACAGGATTGCCACCACCTTGCTGCTGTCGTGGCTGGGCGCTCGACAACTTGAGGCTGTTGTCCAGTGCCTTGATGCGCTGCAGCAGCGTCGGATCAATGTCTTCAATCAAGCCGTGCTGCTTGATTTGCATGATCAAGGCCTCCGACGTCTGCAGTCGATTGGGGCCTGTCGTCAATGCACGCAGCAGGGTGCGCATCTGCGGGCTGGGTTGGCCTCCGTCGGCCATTGCACTCACCTCTCGCAGCAGCGTGTCCCGATCAAACAAGGGACGGGTTCGGGCCTGGGCCTTGAGCTGAGTCGCCTTGTCGGGGGCGATGTTGTCGCGGCTGGCCCAGCCGGTGCTGCCTTTGACCAGCTCGTCCAGGCTCTTGTAAGCCTGCTGCTGTGGGCCACGGGGGCGCTCACGCAAGCCGAAGTTGCGGCCCTTGAAGGCTTCCTCGATTGCTTTGATTGGATCCTTGCCATCCTTCAGCGCCTGAGCGGCAGCATTGCGGCCGACTGCATCCATCTGCTGCTCGGCATTCACCAATGCGTTCAGCTCAAACCCAGTGATCTGCTGGCCGCCATAGGAATCAGGACTGCCTGAAATCTTCTTCCATTCATCCAGTCGCTGCTTAATCTGCGCCTGCCACGCATCGCGATAGCCCTCAACCGTCTTGTTGTCCAAGTTGGCCAGGGTGACCGATTGCGACTTAAAGAACGAATCAGAAACTGCACCGCTTTGAATGTCCTGATTCAGCTGGGCCTGTAGCTGCTGTCTGGCCTGTGGATCTTGCACTGCCCGCTGGTACTGCGTGGCGTACCACATCTCCCTATTGCGCTGCTGAGGCTCTGTATATGCAGCAGTCAGCTGATCTTCCCTTGCTTTTACTTGAGCCAATTGCGCGGCTTGTTGCTCTGGGTCCTTTACCGTTTGCAGAATCTGCTGACGTGCAGCAGTCGCTCCATCGCGGATGGCGGTTGGGTCGTTCGCCGCCGAGTCGGGCATGTACTGCATGGCCAGGGCCTGGCCCCCAACTCGACCGGCGACCTCGTCGGCCTGGCGCTGCTGGGCATCCGCTTGCAACACCGCTGTCTGCAGCTTGCCCTCCAGCCTGTCGTAATTCCCCTCTCCGCCAAGCACATTGATAAGCCTCAGGCTTTCATTGGTCTTGCCATCAGTCGTTACCCGCTCCTTTGCCGGGCCAGTCATCAACTGACGCAGCGGCCACAGGGCGTCGGTCACGTTTACTGGGCTACCAGGGTTTTGCTTGGCCCATGCCGCAACAGAGTCGGAATACCTGTCGAGCAAGCCATCGCGCAATTTATTTGCTTGCTCTGTTGGCAGCCCCCTCTCATAGGCTGAATCCAACGCAGTTTGCAAATAGCGAGCGACGTCGCTGTCCGACATCGTCCCTGACATCTTGCCTGCCGCAGCGGCATCAATGGCCTGCGAACTGGCCGCCACATACCTTTCGACCTTGTAGTTAATGTTTTCCTTTTCATGTTGCACCAACGCTGCGTTTCTGGCGCTAGCCATCAATGCTGCGTGCTTGCTGTAAACGCGAGCCGAGACACCACCCTCTGGCATCAACAGCGATTCGACGAGCCCTCTGTATTCAGGCGAATCTGGCTCAAGCGAAGCCGTGGCAACCTCTCGTCCATCCGCATAGGTGTAGGTCCGCCGATCAGCAATACGACGAGCCAGATCCGCCGCGTTGTTCATGACGGCGGCATCTTGCGATGCCTCGTTGACGTAGCCCAACATCCCGGGATGTCGTGATGTCATGTACGTCAGCAAGCGACCGGCCCTGGCATCGCCATTCGCCACGGCCCGTTCGAGCATCCGCTTGGTGTCCATCAGCCCCCGGCTGGGACCAAAGCCAGATTCGTAGTCGGCGATGAACTGCTTGGCTTCCTGCTGTCGCTGCTCGTCCAGGTCCTTCTGTTGCTGCAGGTAGCTGCTGCCCAGTTGCTGCAGCACCGGATTGAATTGGCCCAGGGCCGCGGCCAGCTTCGCCATGTCCTGGCTGGCAGCTGGCAGTTCAGGCGGAGCAAAAGTGCGAACAGGCCCACCGAGGGTTGGCGCCCCTACCTGCTGAAACGTGCTGACAGGTGCGGCTTGTGGCTGCAGCGTCGGGACACTGAGCGACTGCTGGGCCAGGGCCCCGCCTGTCGCCATTTGTTCGGCGCCACCCAAAAGCCGCTGCGACGTAGCGCGACCCGTTTCGCCGTAGGTCTGACCGGTAGAGAGCTTGGCCATGGGTTAGTACGCGGGTCCGTAGTAGCCAGCTTTGGGTGCCACGCCAGCAGCCTTTGCGACTGGGCCCAGCGTCATGGGCTTTGGCTGCGCAGCCTTCAGCTTGTTCATTGTCGACGCAGCACTCATGCCTGTCTGCACTCCTCCCACCACAGCGGCGGCACCCTGAAGCAGGTATGGCGCAGAACTGGGCGCCGGGGCATAGATCGGCTCCAGCGGATCCAGGATCGGCTGCATCAAGTACGGCTGCTGACTGGCCAGCCTGCTGCCCCTGGTCGCTGCTGCGCCAACCTTTTGCTGCTGCGTCTGCGCCGTCGTGAACGCCAGGTTGCGTTCGGCCGCATAGTCAAACGAAGCCTGCTGCCTGTAGTAGTCAGCAATCAACGCATCGACTGACTGGCCAAGACGACCTGTCGCCCGGATTTCCCCTCGGGCTTCTTGTGCCGCAAGCGCTGCCTTGCGTTGTTGCTGGGCCGTAGCCTCCTGCTCCTGCATCAACCGCAGGTTGAGTTGGGCGATGTCGTTGGCATAGGCGGTGTCGGCCAGCAGGCGGTTCTGCTCCATCACCGACGCCTGCTGCTGTTGCTTCAGCTGTTCAAAGCCACGGGCCGAGGAGGCCTGCATCTGCTGAAAGCGATAGGCCTGCTCGGCCTGGGCGTTCTGTTGCGCCGTGTTGGCTCGCGCCTGCTGATACGAAGCAACGCCTTGAGCGATGCCAAGGCCAGCAGACAAAACGCCAAGAGTGATTGATACGGGTTCACACATGACTCATCCTCACGAACTCCAAAAACGACCTTCCCTCTGCTCCATAGTTTGGATGCTCGGCGATAAAGGTAAAGCCCATCCACCGAAGCCATTTGATGTGGACCGCGTTCCGAGCATCCGCGCAGTTGAACAGCACCTGGTAGCGCTCCCCCACCTTCGCCAAGTATCCCTTGGCTTCACGCAGAAAACGCAACCGGTTGGCTGGGTCGTCGACCATCTCGTCGGTGCCCAGCAGCCAGATCCGGCCAACGCCTTCCTCCTGTGGCACGACGCCCCACATGCCCATGGGCTGGCCAAGACGGCTGACCATGGTCATGCAGGGATCGGACTTGAAGAAGCAGTACATCAATGCCTCGGCAGGGGTCTGCCCACAACCAGCACGGACCTCGTCGGCGTCCTCCTGCCGCATGTTGTTGGCGACAGGCAGGATGTCCTTCACCACAGACCGCCTGGCGTGTGGCCTTACATCCGTCCCGCCCTGGTGTGATACCACCCTTCCCATTCAGCTGATTGCAATCTGCAGGGTAGGGCGCTGCTGCTTGTGATCTGAATCTTGGCGTCGATGTTCTGGGTCATGACTGGCACCCTGAACTTGCTGTTGCGCAGTCCGATCTCTCCAAGGCTGATCTCTGCGTCGCCAGGCTCGATGCCGTTGTACGGATAGGTGTAGGTCGTCCTGCCTCGTGGGGTGACCTTCAGTTCAAAGTGCGACGTCTGGTCGAAGATCATCGTCCAAGTGCGTAGCTGCAACTTGGGCCCTGCCACCACGGCCAGGCCACCGCCTGGGGGCTGCTCTTTCAAATATTGGGTGCTGAACTCGTAGAGCATGTCGTACAGCTCGCCCACATAGAACTTGGCAGCAGTCAAGTTCCCGCGAACGACCAGGGTGCCATTGCCACCTGCTCCGCCAGTCAAGGTTTGGCTGATGGGTACAACAAGTTGGCCGTGCTGCAAGCTGTTACCTGCGAATGACCGGCCCACAACGACCATCGTGCTGTCAGCGGCGATGGGATAGGGCAGTGTGATGGTGCTCTGGACGTCAAGGCCTGCCGGATTGGTCAAAGCCACGGAGCAGGTGGCTTCAGTAATTTTGCGATCCAGCAGGATTTCGACGGTGGTGCCTGTATCGACGCTCTCCGGCCGCAGGATTGACTTCTCCATGTAGACGCCATCGTTGTACTGGACGACCAAATACAACTCGCTGTCGACCATGCTTGCACCAAGGATGGACTTGGCGCCTTTGACCTCCCAGTAGGACCAGGACGACTGCAACTTGGTGTCCTGTTGAAACAGGAACTTGTACAGGTAGATCCGCTTGGGCTGGTCTTTGCTGATCAGCAGGATGCTTTCCTCTGACGCGGAAGCAATCAGGGTCGACAAGTTGCCAGGGACAAACCTGGGCACTGATGCCGTCACCTCTTCCGACAGGGGGACTGGGCCGCTGGCATCTGGCAGGAAAAACTCCCGCAAACCAGAGAAGTCACCCTTAGGCACAGAGAAGTAGATCGTTCGGCCAACACCAACTGGGTCGACCTCAGCCAGCATTTCAAACGTGGTGACAGGCGTAATTGTCGCCGTCTTTGGCGTTAAAGACGTGCCGATATTTGAACCTGAATCCAGCCGAAACTGACCGTGGCGACTGAAAAGCAGTAGCACATTGGCAAACGCCAAGCTGCTGACCAGGAAGTTAATTTGTCGACCACCTGTCGTCAGGTCAATTGGATCGCTATCAACGACCGTCTGCACGGTTTCAGGCCAGAAGCGGTCGTAGCTATCGGCCGCTGACATGATGACGTTTTCATCAGCCAGCAGCGCCAATCTGTTGCGAAACAAGTTGACGTTTTGAATCTTGCTGCCGACAAATGTTGGCTCTGGCGCTGTGGCGGCATCTCCGGCGACGCGAGCCGACCAATCAAACTGCTTAAAGACAAAGGTGCCGTCGTCATTGCGGACGAGCACATGTGGCATTGTCGCCGGATCAAACTTGTAAGTAATGCCAGGTCCTACCGTTTCCTTCCAGACGCCATGGCCGGTGCCGCTGCCTGCGTTAGTGACAAACTTGACGTAGTAATCGTCGGCCCTGGTTGCGGCAGAGCCCTGTATTTTGACGATAAAACCGTGCTCGGCTCTAATTGGAAGATCTGACAGCCCATCGACAACACCTTTAATCGCGACAATCATGTCGCCGCTGCGGCTATCAAGGGTTGAAAGCGTGTAATCGCCGCCATCGTTTTTGGCGATCATTACATTGCTTTCGTAGCTGGTCACAGTCCAGCCAGCTCCAAGTGCAGACGACAGGCTGCTGGCAAGCGCAGCTGCAATGGTGACGACGTTAGGCGTTGCGCCACCAGAGTTGGCCGTTGTATGGGTGACGGTCGTGCCGTTGACCTTGATGGTGTAAGTCGTGGCGTAATCAGCCGACTTAACAAACACCATCGACTTGGTGCCCCAGGTCGGCGACAGGTTGCCGGACCCAGTGAGCATTGAAACCGTCTTTTCCCGATTCACGATGAACGTGTAGTCGGCAATTGAGGCAACCCTGAAGATGTTGCTTGGCTCTCCTGCGATGTCCAGATAGCCAACACCATTGGGTGTCGTTACTGTCTTGGCGCTGCCGTCCAGGCCAAACACCTTGATGGCGTTGTCCTGGATCAGCACCATGTACCGGATGGTTGCATCACGGTCGACGATGGTCGTGAACGGACGCCCAGCCCCAGCCGATCCGCTGAATAGCTTGCCGATGTTGTAGCAGGGTGGCCGCTTCTTTAACCCCTCCACCGGGGACGACATGCAGTTGACGACCTGCTCAGCCTGTGAGGCCAGGCGCAGCGCGGCAGGCTGCTGGCTGACCCCATTGATCAGGTTGGGGATGGAGCTGCTTACAAGTGGCATGGCTCAACGCTGCAGGGCCCGGCTGGGCATGTAGGTCATGAATACACCGGTGTGGTTCGGGTTGCCACGCAGCATGTTGGTCTGACTGACGTTGCCTTCCTCTTCCATGAAGAGGGCCCTGGCTTCGGCCTCTGCGGTGATGTTGATCTTGCTGAGATCCGCGCTGCCGAGGATCGCTTCCTGTAGGTGCCGGCCAGCCTTGATGGTGATGTACTGCCGAGCGTGCTCAGGCAGCTCCTCCCACTCCAGGAAGTAGGTGACGTCAGCCTTGAAGGCATCCGTGAACTGGTACGTCTTGGAACGACGGTCGTAGAGCCTGTCGCCACGCTGCACGACGTCCAGCGATGGGTAGTTGTAGGGGTCGACCACGACACGGCTGACGTTGGAGCCCACTGGCACCTGTTGCGTCACTGCGTCGGGCAGCATTTCCCGCTCGTAGTCAGTGTTGAACGACCAGCCGTCCACCTGGACCTTGCGGCTGATGTCGTTGAGCATGTCTTGCGCCTGCTGAGCCAGTCCGAACTGGCCATCGAGGCTGTTGACGGGCGCCTCGCCCATCATCTGGAGGACGCGGTTGACCGCTTCCAGGAAGGTGGTGCGAGCAAGTGCCATGGATCAGCTCAAAAAGGGGAAGGGGCCCCGTAGGGCCCCATTGAAACCGCTCAGCTGGTAGCGGTGTAGATCTCCACGGCGCAGTCGGGACGCAGGATGTTGGTACCGAGAGCCATGGAGGCAACCATGAAGGTGCCTTGCCAGAGGGCGTGGACGTCGGAACCGGTCTGCTCCATCTTGAGATCCATCAGCTTCACGGTGCCGACGGCTTGCTTGTTGAAGGCAAGGGCGACGGAGTCGGTGAAGTTGGCGGAGTAGTCGTTCTGCTCACCGCTGGCCGCAGAGCGGTTGGTGGTGGGCAGGTGGTTCGACTTCAGGATGGTGATGCCAGCCACGCGCAGCACGGTGCCGTCGGCATAAGCGCCAGCACCGCCCCAATCGCGGTTGATCACATCGGTGGTCTGGACGAGCTTGTAGTACTCAGCGGGGGCGAGCACGCAGTAGCGGTCGTTCTCGGGGAGGTTGTTCTCGTCCATCTTCTGGGCTGCGCTGAAGAGCGCAGTGGCCAGTTGGGCACCGGTGATCGCAGCCTTGTTGGTGGCAACGATCTTGATGCGGGTACCACCGGGCAGATCGGTGTTGAAGTTGGTGGCGGTGCGAGCAGCCTTGGCCACCATGGCCGCAATGTTGCGGTCAAAGGTGTACGCCAGAGCGTTGCCCATCTCAGTGGAGTAGGGCGCCCGAACGTCGTAGTGGTTCTTGGCTTCGTCGATGTCAGCAATGAAGACGTTGCTGGTCAGCTTGTCGTCGATCTTGATGACAGCTTCAGCGTGCTTCACGCGGCTACCGATCAGCATGGTGCCAGGCGTGTGATACGCGGCACTGTTCAAGCCGATGATCGGGAAGGATGCACTTTTGCCGTTTGCAATGGTGCGAACGGTGT